TGGGTAACCTGACTGTTTTGATAAGGTTACTGTTTTAGTAACCTTATTCTTTTGGTAAGGTTACTGTTTTAGTAAGGTTACTATTTTAGTCATGAATTCGGAAAAGGCCATCGCGGGGGGGGAAAAGGTCCCCCTTACTATGCGAACCAAAAACAGGAACCTACACCATTACCTGTAACCAAGCACCCACTATACCTACCCCTTTTCCTTGACACCCCTACCCAACTCCTGTATACTTCCTCTAGATGCCAGAACAACCCACTGATTTAACAGTGCTAGACCAAGCAAAGGAAGACATAGAGACCACTCTCGTCCCTAAAGCCATATCCACCTACATGAACATCATGCTAAACGCTGCAAAAGACCCCTCTAACGCTCGCATGGTGGCAGATAAAGTCATGGAAATGGCAGGTCTCTACACCAAAGTACCTGCCGGGGGTTCTCATCAGGACGGATTGCAAATAACCGCTAGCATAAACGCAGATCATTGGATAGAAACCGTAAAAGCCCTAAATACCATCGCAGAAGGAGTTAGTAATGATCCACAAACCCGAGATGTCTCTCCCGCATCAACCTTTGCCGGACCTCCTACGGTTAAAGAAGCCTCCAAAACCGCGGACTCAGTTCCAACGTGGGAAGCTGAGGATAAATGAGCCCCTTAGCCCCGTCTCCCACCCAGGAAAGAGAACGTAGGAGTTATACGGAGCTTCAGGAGGATGAGAGAAGGAAGCAGCAATCGCTTGAAGGGAATAAAGCTGCTATCCCCCCTCCCCTTATTTCTCCTGTTGCTCCTTATATCGAGCCCCATCCGGAAGCTCCCCTATTCAACGGGGCCGATGCAGTCTTAATCCTTCAACAAGTGGCTAGTGAAGCCGCAGGGGGGAATTTTCCCTTTGATGAGAGGTTTAGACAACTAGTACGGCAAGCTAGTCTTGTGAATCTATGGTTTTTTCTTAAAATCGTAGCCTCTGTAGCAGGTCCCTTTGAGAGCCTAACCCCTCATCTTCATATGGATATGTGTAACTTCTGGCAGAAAAACACCCAAGCCGGGAGTCGAGGAGGAATGTGGCTCCCCCGGTCTCATTATAAGACTAGTTGCAGCACTGAAGGAGGGAATGCACATAAAATCATCCGAGATCCGAACATTAGGCTAAGAATATCAGGAGCTACCTATGAACGTGCGCAGCAGTTCATGCACACCATCAAAAGCCTAATAGACTCCAATGCCTTCTTTGCGTGGTGTTTCCCGGCATTTGTCCCTACCAAGAATCAAAAGAGGTGGAATGATAAGGAGATTGTAGTCCCTAACCGGACCAAAGCCTTTAGAGAGCCTACTGTCTATCCCGGAGGAGCAGGAGGTTCTTCTGAAGGTATGCACTTCGATGGTCATACTCTAGATGACCCTTTTGGGGAAAAAGCCCTAAACGCAATGAGAGCTTCTGGGACTGAGATGGAGAACATCAAGAACTGGTTCTGGACGAACTTACCTTCTTTGCTTATTAGCCCTCAGAAGAGCTGGAGCTTCGTGGTTGGTACCCGGTATGCAGTTGATGATCTTTATGGGGAGATTATCAGCAAAGCTAACCGGGTAGAGGGGTTTCCTATGCCGGATTTTATCCCGAACGAAAATGGAAAATGGGTAGTCTACTACCGTCAGGCTATAGAGGAAGGGGCTATTATCTTCCCCGAGAACTTCTCCCAAGAAGACTATGATCAAATAGCATCGGATGACTTCTGGACATGGGCCACTCAGTATGAAAACCACCCCCAGGCATCGGGGTTAGCGGAGTTTTCTGCATATAAGACGAAAGACTTTAGTCTCGAGAGTCAGAATGACGAATGGTGGATACGCTGGGAAGAATGGAACCCAGAATCAGATAAGCTAGAAGAGAACTTCTCCCCTTTGTCTAGCTTTGATGTTCTGATGTCTGTAGACCCCGCAGCTACCGAGCGGTATGTATCAGCAAGAACCTCGAGAAGTGCAGTAGGGGTAATTGCTACCCACCATTCTGGAAAGATATTCTTAATAGACCTTAAGGTAGACTATGCCGATCCGTTAGATATGATCGATTGGTTGTTTCAACTAAAACGAAAATACAAAGGTCATATCCGAGGTACGTTCTTTGAAATGAACGGAGGTTTCAAAGTCCTAGGACCTGTTATTAAAAAAGAAGAAAACAACCGGGATGAATGGTTAAGTCTTAGACCGTTTCCTTCTACTACTGATAAAACTATCCGGATAAGGAACGAGTTAAACCCTATCTTGAAGAAAGGAAACCTCTATGTTCCAGAGGCTTTTGCTTCTACCGTCCGGGAAGAGCTCCTAGGGTTTCCACAAAGCAAAAAGAAAGACATTCTAGACATGCTTACATCTGGGGCAAAGAATAGACTTGTACCTGACTCCCCAGAAACCGTAATGTTCATTGAGAAGCAAAAAGAGGCCTGGAGAGGCCGGACGAATAACGCAGCTGGATACTAGAAGGAGATACTATGGCAGATTCAGACACATTTAACCTAGATGTAGCGGTTAACTTGGGGATAGAACCCGTACAGGAAGGCATGTTTGCTAGTGATGAGGATAAAGAAGGTATCAAGTCTTACCTGACTGAGGAGATAGAGTCAGTCTTGTCTGGTGAGGAAAGGGGCAAGATGGTCGATAAATGGGCTAAATGGAGAAGGACATCTGAAGGTAGGCCGGAGAAAGAGAAAAAGACTTATCCTTGGGATGGGGCTAGTAATGTAACTGTTCCCATTACGATGACTTCAACTCATGGGATATTCGCTATGCTTAAGAACATCTTCGGAAACCGGGAACAGTTCTGGAAAGTAGACGATGTTAAGAAAAACTTCGAACAAGCTAGAGTCCTTGAGACGGTTCTTAACACTATAGGTGAAAGCAAAGATCACATGAACCTCCGGAGTAATAACAACACCGTTTTCTATGACCTAGCTAGGATGGGAACACAGTTTGTCAAGGTACCTTGGATAACAGATTCAGTTAGCTTCAAAAGACGAGGGGCTGGAGGGGCTACAGAAACTGTGCAACGGACTCGAAAAAATAGTCCAGCAATGATACCGATTCGGTTAGAGGACTTTCTTACTCGGCCTTATTGGTATGACATCCAACGAGCTCCTTGGATTGCAGATAGAATCCCCCTTATGGAGCATGAGCTTCTACAGAGAATGCAACAGGGTATCTATGACGAGGAAGCCGTAGAGACTGTCCTTAAGGCTGAACCCTCGGAGCTAGATGATAATCAAAAAGCCGACCTTAAACGCCAAGGGATAGATATTAGTTCTACAGATACTAAGATGTATGACATTTTTGAGACTTATGTTTTTTGGGACATAGACGGGGATGGGATACCAGAAGACCTGAAACTTTGGCTTCATAAAGATACCCAGGAAATCCTCCGGGTTGAATACAATGACCTATCCATTCGTCCTATTATTCGTATCCCATTCATCCACCTGCCTTACCAGCTATACGGCCTTGGGACGGGATGGATATCCGAGTCGATGCAAGATGAAATCGACGCAATACACAACATGCGAGTTGATGCTACTCATATTGCCGCTCTTCAGATGTACACCAGAAGAAAAGGGTCTGGGGGATTATCCATGGCACAAGAGGACTTCCACCCTCTGAAGGAGATCATCGTAGACGAGATAGGGGACTTTCAACCTATCAAGTTTCCGGGAGTGGGATATGAGAGCATCCAAGCTGAAATGATGGCTAAGGAATACAATGACCGAGCAAACCAAGTCCCGGATTCTCAAATGGGTTTTGAGAATAGAGCTATTGGTACCCGAGCTACTGCAAGCGGTACCAAGTTCCTAGCGGCTCAGAATGAAAAAGTCTCCTCTGCGCTTATTGAGAACGTAGAAGAAAGCTACGGGGACCTAGGGCAGATGACTGCGTTTCAGATAGTAAGAAATGCCGACAAAGCCCGAGTAAGCATCATGCCGCTCCTTTCAGAAGAGGATCAGGTGATATTCGAGGAAATACTCTCCCTTAATGTAGAAGACATCCCTACGGTGTTTAGCTTTAAGGTACGAACCTCAGATCCGGGAGATACCGCTTCGGCTATGATTGAGCAAAAAATGACCTTGTTCCAGATGTACACCATGTACGGGGAGAGGATGTTCCAGGTAGCAGGTATCATGGAAAACCCTCAAGCCACACCGATGATGAAAGAAATGGCAGCAAGTCTGTTCGTGGGGGGCACGAAGTTCATGCAAGAGATATTCGGTCATTTCAAGCAGCGTAGTGCTGATGACTTTTTACCGTTTATCAAGGACATCGAGATGATGAACGCACAGATGGATGCAATGAAGGAGCAGCAACTTGGAGCAATACGAAAGAGTCAGAGTGGAGTCATTGAACCGGGAGGAGGCGGAACTCCTGATGGAAATGTTCAGCAGCAGAGCGTGGAAGGCCCTTCTGAGTCTGGTCCTCCACCCAGCCAAGCGGACAAGATTGCGGAGACTAGTAGAGAGTAATGAGATACAGGAAGTTTACAATGCTCAGGGGGGTGTTCAGGTGATCGAAGAGATTGAAAGGAATATAGCAAGTTTCATAGAGGAGAGGATAAATGAGCGATCAGAGTCAAAGTGAAGAAGGAGTCCCTCCGGTCTCGTTCTTTAGCCCATATGTTAATGAGGATATAGAGATAGTGGATGAATCCGAATTACGAACCGAAAACGAAGGAGACCTAGCCGGGAAGAGCCGGGAAGAACTAATAGCCGAGGTACAGGCTATGAAGCAGGAAAACTCCCCTGTAGATACAGTTGCAGAAACAGCAGCTCTACGAGCGGAACTAGCAGCGGTTAAGGAAAGTGCTGTTACCCCTCAGCAAATGCAGGCTTATGCAAATCAGCAACAGCAACAACCTCAGCAACCCGTGGAAACCGCTGAGGCTTTTAATGAGCGGATTAAAAGCACTATGTATGATAATCCTACACAGGCTTTGGATGAGTATTACGGGAAAAAACTCATGCCAGAAGTAAACAGACTCGCGGCTAATAACCTTTATCATTCGCAAAAGTTTCTAGAACTAGACCCGGAGCGGGGAGCAAACTACAAGAAGTATCAGAAGGCTATAGATGCCCAGGTAAGGACGATGACACCACAGGAACAGCTATATGACCCTGAGATATACCAAAAGGCTTATCAGCAAGTTATGGTACTTCATATAGATGACACAGTTGCAGAAGCTGTTAAGGTTGCTCTTGAGGCAAAAGAAGCAGAAGGGGGGAGTAAGGCTAAGGGGAATGGAGTTGGTTCCTCTCATACTGAGATCGGGAATGGAAGCCCAAACCCAGGGGCTAGGAAAAAAACCAAAGTAGCCTTAACAGATGCTGAGAAGAAACGAGCAGTAACCTTGGGGATTACGCAAAAAGACATGGCAGCTATAAAAGCAAGGAGAGCAAAGAAATGAGTAGTAATTGGGAATCAGATAAAACAGAGGGAGTAGATCCAGAGGTTATAGGGCAGGTGATACCGGATAAAGCTCCAATACCAGATCCTCCAGAGGAAAAAACAGACCTTCAGGAGTCTGAAGGAGAGACCTCGGGAGGGGTACTTATTGCTTCCGGTACTGAGGTGTTTCAACGTATTTCTCTTGACGTAGAGGACTCTGATATAGTACGCTTAAGTAAGGAAGGGGAGAGTCTATTTTTTGTGTCCACGGTAGAGGAGTTTAAGCTCCTTTCCCAGAAGACCCTTAAAAGCCTTACCCCAGACAACCGTCAGAGGTATTTTCTCGCAAAGGGCGAGTATGAGTACAACAAGACGGAAGTAGATATGCCGGATCTAGGTGATTTGAAAGTATCTGCTCGGTTTATGAAGGCTTCTAAAAGACTAGAGGCTGATCCTTTACCGGGTATGAAACCTTATTGGTTCAGGACCGATGAGGTAGCAGATCAGAGTAGAGACGGTTGGAAGGTTAGGACGAGGCCTAGTGAGGACGGAACTTTGAGCAGCACTGTTAAAGTAAATGCTCGGGGGGAAGATGAAATGGTCCTCATGGATTTACCTAATGATGAGTGGACGGAACGTAACACAGCCCGTAGGGCTTTGCAAAAACGTCGTTCCGAGGGTCACACGAATCAGGCAGAGAGGGATATAGCCTCTGTCAACAGGTCGTCCGTTTACGATCCCACGAAGGATGGCAGGTCGAGGTTCTCGGCTCCTGTCGATTCCCAGGGTCGGCCTATCAAAAACGGTTAGAATAGGAGCCATTAATGGCTAATGTAGACAACCCAAACGGGTTTAAGTGCGTTAAGTCAGATACGGGTATCATCCAGATCGAGGAAGGTTTGGTTGCTACTGGTCAGACGATTACTAAGGGAGATGCGTTAATTATCACATCTGGGTTGATTCAGATAGCGGTAGCTACTTCTCCCCAGTTATATGGAATTGCAGCAGAATCGGTTACTAGTGCAGCAGCTGGGAGTAATATCAAGTTTATTCCTGCATTGCCGATTTATGTTTTCGAAGGACAGACATCAGGGACGTATGCTGCTACTGATAGAGCAGATTTGTGTGATATCGAAGGAGCTACTGGGGTTATGGAAGTGAACGAAGATGGAGCGACTGAGGATGTTATAGTAATCATCCGAGAGCATCCTGATGCGTCTCTTGCTGCTAATGCTCGGGTTTATTTTCGAATTGTTCAATCATCCTATTTGCCCTTGAATGCGGCATTGGCTTAAGGGGTATATAGAATATGGCTATTGCAAACACAGGTGCTTTTGGTAACTCCCTTGATGGAGATATGAACGGGATATTCTTTGATGAATATGAACCCTATGCACGGGATTTTGAATCCGTAGCGGTGATTGAAACGGCTCCTCCGGGGAATCATTATCAGGAATCCGAGCTCTCGGGCTTTGGGCATTTGGTAACGAAAGATGAAGGTGACAGAGTTACCTTTGATCTCCCCGAACAGGGTCATGCGAAAACGATCTACTACACCTCGTATGCGAAGGGGTTTCAGATAACCTCTGAGATGTACAAGGATGATCTTTTTCAGAACTTCATGAAGCTTCCGGCAAAGTTGGCTAAGTCTGCGGCTATTAAACCGGATGTTGTTTTCTTTGATACGGTTTTTAACAATGGGTTTGATACCACTACCGGTTGGGATGGACAGTATGTGTTCGATAACGATCATGATCAGCTCTATACCGGGAACTCGAGTAAATCGAATATCCCTACTACCGCTGGTAGTTTGAGTGAAACGACCTTGCAAGCAGCGTATGAGTATTACTGGGATCTGGAAGATGAAGCGGGCCTTCCGATTCAACTCACTCCTGATATGCTTCTCGCTCCTCCAGAACTTACTTGGGTAGTTGAGAAACTGCGACAATCAGGTCTTGTAGTGGGTTCTGGCAATAACGACATTAATACGGTTAACCCCGGGAATAGTGTCGTTAGCTGGACTCCGTTTATTTCAAGGTTTTTGACTGATGCAAATGCATGGTTCCTTCTTGCGGAGGAAAGAGACTGTAGGTTGTATTGGAAAGAAAACGCTCAGATGGAGTCTGCGGATGATTTCCATACCGGTAATGCTTTGTTCAAGGTTACGATGCGGTTCTCTGCATTTGTAATGGACTGGAAGGGTATGTACGGTAATGCTGGACCTTCTTAATAGGGGGATAGAATGGGTAAAACAAACTTTGGTACCGTTTTTGAAGACGATGCTATTACAGAGGAATTGACAGGTACTAAGACCTTAGATGAAGAGGATGTAGGAAAGATTCTAACCGTTAAAACGGATGCTTTCGTAATCACTCTCCCAGCAACGGTTGTTGGGTATGTTTATCATATCGTTAACACCGGGGAGGATGGAGCGAATATTATAACAGTCTCTCCTAATGCTTCGGATAAGATCATGGGACCAGATCGAACCGATGTGGATGATAAGGATATTATCAATACCAAGGCAACTGCGAAGAAGGGGGATAGAATAACCCTGTTCGGAGATGGTTCCTTGGGATGGTATGTAATATCTCAAGTCGGAACTTGGGCCGCGGAGGCTTAATGGAAGGGAGGGGAGGATATCCCCTCCTTCTTTATTATGGCTAGCCAACATATTGCACAAACTCCAGTTACCCTCCCTAATGGTGATACAGTTACTATGTATGAAGCTACAGAAGCCACTCGGGGGAGTTTTGGCTGGCAGATATGGGATACATGTTTAATTTGCGGGTTTGATTACCCAGAGTCTGAGGTTATATATGTCAACGGTGGAGCGTATTGTACGAGGTTTCAACATTTCCGGGATATACCCGGAACCGGAGGGGTAAAAGATAGTGGTTAAGAAAACGAAAGATGCCTACTCAAGAACTAAGAAAACGAACTCAAGAACAAGGAAACAACTTAATAGACGACAAGGGACGCAGTTTACTGTGGGGAGTAAGTTAATTCCCAGAGGTGTCTTTGGTCGGAAGCATGCATCAGTCCAAGTGAGGATGGATG